CAGATGAAGAAATTGCAGCAGTAGAAGAAGAAACTGATAAGCTTGACAAAGATAAGGCTGATTTTGATGAAAAGAAAGGAAAACTTGAAGGTGAGATTTCTGATTTGGAGGGTGAGCTTGAAGAACTAAATAGCAAAGAGCCTAAGAATAATTCAGAACCAACACCAACAGGGTCACGAAGCAAAACAAACTTTACAAATATTGAAGGAGGCTTAAGAATGAGGGGTAATAGATATGAAACTAGGGAACAAATGCTTGAGAGACTAAATAGAGAAGACGTTAGAGAATTTTACACAAGAGTCACTTCTCTTGCTAAAGAAAAAAGAGCAGTAACTGGAACAGACGTTATTATTCCAGAGTCTGTTATTGATATGATACAGACTAGACTGGGAGACTACTCTACTTTATACCCAGAGGTAACAGTACAGACCTTAAATGGTACTGCGAGAGTAATAATGGATGGTGCTATTCCAGAAGCGATATGGACAGAAATGACAGACGCAGTGCAAGAAATTGGAAGCTCATTTTCGCAGACTGAACTTGATGGTTTTAAAGTTGGTGGATTCATTCCAGTTGCAAATGCAATACTTGAGGACAGTATGATAAATCTAGCAAATTACGTTGAAACAAGGTTATCTATGGCTATAGCAAAATCGCTTGATAAGGCTATATTAACCGGTACAGTTGCAGGAAAACAGCCAACAGGTATTATAACAGCTTTAGCAGAGGTAGGACTTGAAGCATACAATGTAACTTCTGATGGTACATTAAAAGACATAGTATCACATATGGCTCTGATAGATGATGGAGAAGATGGGGCTCCTGTAGGTGAAGTTATTGCAGTAATGAAGAGAAGTACTTATTACTCTAAAATAGCTCCACAAACATTTTTACCTACAGCTGACGGAAGAGTTGTAATTCAGACAGCACAATCTCCAAGACTTCCAGATGGCACTAGAATAGTGTTTAGCCAATATGCTCCTGCTGATACCATAATCTTAGGTGACTTTAAGAAATATCTTCTTGGAGAGAGAAAGGGAATTCAGCTTGCACTATCTACAGATGTAAGATTTATAGAAGACCAAACAGTATTTAAAGGTACTGCGAGATATGACGGAAAACCTATATACCCAAAATACTTTGTTAAAATAACAATAAACCCGTAGTAGCGACCTTATTAGAGCTGGTAATAGGGTCGTTAACTCTGTCACCGACATTTGATAGCTCGGTACATGAGTATACAGCTAATACAACTAATGCGACAAATACCGTTACAGCAACTCCAACATTTGAGTCTTCAATAATCCATATTTTAGTAAATGCCGTTGAAATTGAAAATGGTAGTGCGGCAACTTGGAACACGGGAGATAATACTGTGACTATAAATGTTACAAACGGTGAAGAAACAGAAACTTACACAATAACAGTAACCAAAACTGCTTAAGGCGGTGACTTAAATGGATATAGCAAATATAGTATCTTTAATAAAAGCGAGATTAGGAATAACCTCTACTATTAGAGATATGTATATAACAGCCATTGCAAATGCTGTAGTTAAAGAATTAGAAGATGAAAAAGGCATTGTGTTAGAACCTGACAATGCTAATCATCTTCTTTTTTGTGCTGATTATGCCACATGGATGTACCAAAATAAAACTACAGTTGACACCATGAAATACCAGTCTGGCAGTGTTGGTGGGGCTATGCCACGATATTTACAATACAGACTTCATAATTTAATGATTCATAACGGCAGGTGATTTTATGACATATGATTATGAGTTAATCTTGATTCAAAAAGATGTTGATTATGACGAAGTAGGTAATCAAATACCTATAGAGAAAAAAATATCTATTTTATGTGGGAAAAAATCTGTTGGTAGAACTGAATTTTATAATGCCGCTGCAAACAATTTAAAACCAGAGATTGTATTTGAAATACACGGATATGAGTATAGCGGTGAAACAGAAGTTGAGTTTAATGGAAAGCGATACACCGTTATAAGAACTTATGAGGTGGATTTTGAGAACTTAGAGCTTACTTGTGAGGTGAAGAGAAGTAATGGCTAAAACTATTCAAGTAGACCAGTTAGCAAATGAAATGACTGATTTAATAAAACAGTATACAAATGATATGAGTAGTAAAATATCTATGTTGGTTGATGAAACTGCTGATGATGTATTGGATGAAGTTCAAGCTTTAGCACCTAAAAGAACAGGCAAATATGCACAGGGATTTAAAATATCTAAAAAAGATGATTATTATAAAACCAAAAGGATAGTTTGGAATAAAAAAGATTATGCGCGTGTTCATCTTCTGGAATTTGGTCATGCTCTGTGGCAGGGCGGACGTTCCCCTGCGATACCACATTTAAGGCCTGCTTACCAAAAGTATGGTGCTAGATTGCCAGACGATATTAGAAAACTTATAAAGAGTGGTGGCTAAAAATGACACAGATTGAATTGTATCAGTCGTTAAAAAGTATTGGTTTTCCTGTAGCATATCATCACTTTGAAGGTACTGAAAAAAATCCAGTACCCACACCGCCATACATTGTATATCTATTTTCTAATTCAGGCGATTTAATGGCTGATGATAGAAACTACGTAGAAATAAGTGATTTTCAAGTTGAATTATACACAACTAAAAAAGATTTACAAAGTGAGGCTCTGGTGCAAAATAAATTAAAAGCACTGGAGCTTCCTTATTCTAAATCTGAAACATGGATTGAAAGTGAAAAAATGTATCAGGTAATTTACCAAATTAGATTGATTTAAGGAGGATAAAAAATAATGGATGACAATAAAGTTACTTTTGGATTAAAAAATATACATTATGCTGTTATAACAGGGAAAGATGAACAGGGTAATCCTACTTATGGAACGCCTAAACCTTATCCTGGTGCTGTAAGTTTATCCCCAGATGCAGAGGGAGATCAGAACGTATTTTATGCAGATGATATAGCTTATTATGTTGTAGATTCTAACAATGGATATAGCGGAGATTTTGAAGCGGCAGATGTACCAGATGATTTTAAAGTGGATGTACTTGGTTATATAAGGGATAGTAACGGAATGCTGGTAGAGGTTGCGGATGCACAAAAAAAGAGTTTTGCTCTTATGGGTGAAATTAGTGGGGACACTAAGCAGAGAAAATTTATTTATTACAATGTTAATTCTGGCAGACCTACAGGCGATTTGAACACTAAAAATGATAGTACTGAACCAGATACCAAGACTGTAGCTTTAACAATGACACCTATTGAAATAAGCGGCAAGCAGGTCGTAAAAGGTAAGATTGAATTAAACGATAGTAACCAAGATAAATTTGATAATTTCTATAGTGAAGTTTTACTTCCTGATTTTACTACAGTTCCAGTTACAGGAATTTCTTTAAATAAAAATGCTACTTCTATTGCAGTTGGAGCAGATGAAATTCTTGTGGCAACGATAGAACCATCAGGAGCAACAGATAAAGGAGTTTCTTGGTTGTCTTCTGATACCACTAAGGTTACAGTAGATTCTACTGGAAAAGTAACAGGAATTGCAGCAGGAACTGCAACTGTAGTAGCTACTGCACATGGTGACACTAGTAAAATAGCAACTTGTACAGTAACAGTTACAGCACCTTAATAAAAAGTAAGCAAAAATAATTACATGTCTAAATATAAAAATAGCTGTATAAGTCTATAATCGAATTTTAATAACGGGAGGTAAAAAATGAGAGAAATAAAACTAGGAAATAAGGGAGTTAAAATAAAAGCTACTCCAATAGCGCTTTTATTTTATAAGCAGGAATTTAACGGTGATTTGATAAGCAAAATATCAGAAATGGAGAAAATTAAGAAAGATGCATCCAAGATGGATTTTTTATTTATGCTGCAAATGACATGGGCTATGGCAAAGGCAGAACAATTTGGCAACAAAAAATCCTTCCCCTCTTTCGAATTATGGCTATCTGAATTTGATAATGTAGATTTCTCTGACCAAGATACTCTTGTGGCGATATTGGAGGAAGCCACAGATGGGTTTTTTCGTGGAGCCAGGACGAAGCTCCCAAAATCAACAAAGTGATTATGAATCTATAGATAAAGATATTGAATTTACAATAATGGCTATGGCAAAAAGAGAGCATTTGAGTTTTGAGGAATTGAATTTATTTAGGTTGAAAGATTTCTTTAAATTCTCACGGAAATATGGAGATACTTTTGATATTAAGAAGAATAAAAGGAAAGCTAGGAAAAGGGCAACACAAGCTGATATAGATAAGTTTTATGGCTAGGAGGTGAGAATGTGGCTGAAACTATAAAAGGGATTAATGTTGTAATAGGAGCTGAAACCACAGGATTACAAAAAGCTCTTTCAGATGTAAACAAACAAGGCAGGAATATTCAAAGTGAACTTAGACAGGTTAATAAGGCTTTAAAATTTGATCCTTCTAGCACAACTTTACTTGCACAGAAGCAGGAATTGCTTGGCAAGTCTATAGAAACTACTAAGCAGAAATTAAAACAATTAGAAAGTGTACAGGACCAGGTAAACAGACAATTTTCGTCTGGTGAAATATCAGAAGGCCAGTACAGAGCCTTTCAAAGAGAAATTGACATAACACAGGGTAAACTTAAAAATCTTGAAGGACAATTAAAATCTACAAGCCCTGCCCTGCAATCCTTTGGTGAAAAAGCAAATGAAGCTAGTGAGAAATTAAGAACAGCAGGAAGTACAGCTACAAGTATAGGAAAAACCATGTCCCTAGGAATTACAACTCCACTTGTGGGAGCAGCCGCTGCAGCTGTAAAAATAGGAAATGACTTTGAAACTTCCATGTCACAGGCAGCAGGAGCTTTAAATAAACCTATGGCACAAATGGGAAGTTTGAGAGATTTGGCTTTGAAAACAGGTCAGGACACTCAATTTTCTGCAACAGAAGCAGGAAATGCAATAACTGAACTTGCTAAAGGAGGACTTACAGAAGCACAAATAAAAGGTGGTTCTTTGAAAGCTACAATGGATTTAGCAGCATCTTCTAGCATGGACTTAGGCACAGCGGCAAATACTGTTGTGCAAGCAATGGGAGCTTTTGGACTTTCAGCAACACAGTCTTCACAGGCTGTTAATGCACTTGCGGGGGCGGCGGCAGCATCTTCCACAGATGTACAGCCCCTTTCCGAGGGTTTGGCACAATGTGCAGCACAAGCTCATTTAGTAGGTTGGAGCATTCAAGATACAACAGCAGTATTAGGCGAGTTTGCGGATGCAGGAGTTGTTGGTTCTGATGCTGGTACATCTTTAAAAACAATGCTGCAAAGATTAGGAGCACCTACCGCAGCTGCATCAAAAACAATGGAATCGTTGGGAATAAATGTTTGGGACTCTCAAGGACATATGAAGGATGCTGCAGGAATAGCTCAGGAACTAAAAACACATATGGGTGGCTTATCTGATGCACAGAAGCAAGCTGCTATGAGTACAATTTTTGGTTCTGATGCAACTAGAGCTGCAAGTATTCTTATGAATAATGGTGCTAGTGGCCTACAAAAATATACTAAGGCCACAAATGACCAGAGTTCAGCTTCTAGATTGGCAGCAAGTCAAATGGGTGAAACTAGTAAGGCTATCGAGCAGATGCTTGGTGCTTTGGAAACAGCGGCTATACAAGTACAAGGTGCTTTAGCTCCTACTATAACAGCTATAGCAAATAAAATAGGAGATTTAGCAACAGCTTTTAGTAATTTATCTCCAACAGCGCAAACGGTTATTTTAGCAGTAGCAGGAATTGCCGCCGCAATAGGGCCATTACTTATAGTTATTGGTGGTATATTGAGTGTTATTGGCACGGTCGCGGGAGCTATTGGGGTAGTTACAACAGGAGCCATGGCCGCCACACCAGCTATAGCAGGATTGGCAACAGTATTTACAGTGTTGACCGGTCCGGTAGGAATCGCTATTGGCGCTATAACGGCAGTTGCTACAGCTGCACTGTTAATTAAAACTTATTGGACACCTATAACAACATTCTTCAATACTCTCTGGGTATCTATAACAACTATATTTACAGGAATACAAACGTCTATAGTTGGAGCTTGGCAATATATTTATACTACTGTAACCAGTGTAGTTACTTCTATAGTAACAACGGTAACTAGTATCTTTACGGGTCTTACTAATATACTTACTTCACACCAAACAGCAATAAGAAATACAGCTATTGTTTTAGGTACTATTTTTGGACCAAGTCTGATAATATCTGGAACACAAGCAGCTATTGCAGGGGCACAGATTGCAAGTAGTTTTATCGTTAGTGTAATAAGTGCAGGTGTGCAAGCTGTAGTAAGTGGGGCACAGATAACGGCAAGCTTTATAGCTAGCATGATTCAGGCCGCAGCATCAGCCATAACTTCTGGTGCATCTGTTACTACTGGATTTATTGCAAGTATGATTTCAGCTGGGGCACAAGCAGCAGTAAGTGCAGCTGAGATAGTGGGCAGTTTTGTAGCTTCATTGATTACCACTGCTGCACAAGCCATAACAACTGGTGCAGCTATAACAGGTAATTTAATTGTTGCTACAGTTTCTTATGCTGCCAAAGGTTGGCTGGCTGTTGCTGCAATAACTGCTCAAACTGCTGCTTGGGTGGCGCAAAAGGCTCAATTATTGGCTTCTGCAACTGCCATGGTAGCTTATAAGGTGGCAACTGTTGCATTAACAGCAGCATCAAGGGCAGCTACCGTTGCACAAATGGCTTTGAACGTTGCTTTTAGGGCTACACCTTGGGGATGGCTTGTTACTGCTATTGGAGCTGCAATTGCTGCAGGCGTGGCATTATACAGAAATTGGGACACTGTTTCAGCTAAAGCTAGAGCAACCTGGGCAGCAATAAAGGCAGCTTTTGCTCCATTAGCAGCATTTGCACAAGAGGCATTTACTTGGGGGGCAGATTTAATAAACGGTTTTGTTAATGGAATTAAAAGTGGCTTTGGGGCTATAGGTGATGCCATAGGTTGGATTGCGGATAAGATTAGTTCTTTATTGCACCATTCTACACCAGATAAAGGGCCACTGCAGCATGATGATACTTGGGGCTATGATATGATACAGAATATAATAGATGGTATTGAAAAAAATTCTGGTGGTGTAGTTAAGGCTGTAAGTGGAATAGCAGAACAAATGAGTAGTTACTTACATTTCTCTGCACCAGACAAAGGAGCACTTTCTGATTTTGCTAAATGGATGCCTGACTTTGTAAAAGGGCTTGCACAGGGCATAAATGACAATACTGTTTATGTTAGAAATGCGGCCATGAAATTAGGTTCTATAATTGCTGATGCAGTTATGCCAGAAAGAAATACTAGAGCCAGTTATTTAAGTGCTTACACAAAAGGCATTATGAGTGCTGATAAAGCCTTAATTGACCTTGACGGGTCAAATAAAATACTTGAAGTATCTACAAAAGACGAAGAAGAAAACATGCGTAATCTCCTAGGAGTTATGACAAACCAATCTACCGAAATTAATATACTGACTGGTGAGTACAATAAGTTAGGTAAGAAATTTGGGTATAATTCTGATAAGGCTCTTGATGTACTGAAAAAAATACAAGACTTGAGGGCAGAATATCAGAAAACAGGTCAGGATATACAAGACCTGGCAGACAAGATGAAGGATGCTCAAATTGACACAATAAATGATGTTAATGATAAATTAAAAGATGCTTTAAAACAAAGGTATCAAGATGAGAAAGATGCAGCAGAAAAGCAGGTGAAGCTTGCCACAGATACACAAACAAAACTTTTACAAGCTAAAATAGATGCTATAAGTGACCAAGAAAGTTCCCTTGACAGTCAATATTCGGATGAAGATGATGCTGAAAAAGAAACAGAATTGAGACGTCAATTAAACATGCACTGGGGAGCTGAAAAGAAAAAGGAACTTCAAGACGAACTTAATGATCTAATAAAAACTAGAGAAAGAAGACATCAAAAAGAGGAACTTGACCAGCAGAAACAAAGCTTGCAAGACCAGATAGATGCTATAAAAGAACAGCAAGATCAGACGTTATCTACTTTAGACGATTTCTATGACCAGAAACTTTCTGATGCAAATTTGGAAGCTGAATCAGAAAAAACACTTATGAATAGTAGCCAACAGGATTTAGTAGCATTACTACACAGTTATGGTGAGGACTATAAACTTGCAGGGCAGGATTTAGGTACAAGACTCGTTGAGGGATTTAAAGCTCCTCTATCAACCTTACAGGGTATATTTGATAATTTAAGTAAATCCCTATCTATGGTACAGAACGTAGGTGTTATTCCCAATTCCGCAAGTCTTGCAGATGTGCAGGCCTATTTAAATCAAGGCGGTACCTCTAGCAGTGGAACACAGACGGTTAATTTAAATGCTACCCAACCTACTACTATAATAACTAATACTTATTT